GGGGGCGCAGAGCGCCTTTCTCCAGAATTTTTCACCAATTGTGTGCAATAACGGGAATTCGACGTAAAGCCGTCAAATTTTTGTCGGGTGTGTGAGGGCAACCACGTCAAAGGCCACCCCACTCATCGACCTGGCGGGCTTCGGCCGCGGGCACTCGCAGGAGCCCCCCACCCTTGTACGGCGAGGCGAACGTGCAGCCCCGCTTGCGGAGGGCGTTCATCAGCGCAGTGCGCCCACCGATCATCCGCTTGTGGGTCTCGGGGTGGTTGGTGCGAACCCAGCGATCGAACCCGAGCATGACCCCGGTGGCCTTCCTGCCGTAGCACTCTTCCGCCGCCCCGGAGGCGAGCCAAAGATCAACCGCCTGATCGAACATCCGCCAGGGGTCGAGCGGTGGTTCGCTCTCGCGGCCGATCGACTTGAGCCTCGCGTGCGTCATGAGGTCGGCTTCGTAAAGGCTTTTCTTCTCCGCGTAGTTGCGCATGTACTCGCGGTTGGTTTCCGGCGGCCTTTCACGGCGCTGCTTTTTCGCTGCCTCGCGGAGACAGTCTCGGCACGCGCCGTTTTTCACGTAGCGGATTCGGTTTCCGCAGTCGTGCGGTGCGCCGCGGTAGAAAACGTGGCCGGCGCGGCAGGCTTGTGCGCGGCTCTCCAAGAGATCGAGCATGGTGAGTCCTTGTTGGTTTTAGCGAAAGATAGAGACGCCGCGTGAACAAGCAGTGAATTTCGCCAGTGGGTGAGAAAGTTAGGATGATCGGCCGGACGGCAAGGGGAGATTTACAACAAACATTTGTATTTAGCGGCTCATGTTTAATTCCCTAATTCACTATCTATAGTCAAATATCTATCTCTCTACCCCCGTTACTCAGAATCAAATTTAACTAACTATCGTCACTTATCCACAGGGCAGAAAGTCAAAAAAGAGGGCCGAATTCGTTGGAATTCGGCCCACTGGCGAATTCAGCCCAATTCGACGAATTCAGAGGTCGTCGAAGAATTCAATTCCCTCAATTCCTGAATTCACCCGAATTCCGTAGAAGTGACACTTGTTGCCCGGATAGGCCCGGTCAACGCCCAATTTCTCGATCGCGTCGTAGAACTTCGAGCGGCCCAACTCCTTCGCGTTGTGCTCGTTCGTGCGGAGCCACTGGCGGTACAGGTCGTACAGCACCTCGCCCGCGATCTTCGGCCTTGCTTGGCCTTTTGCGGTTTCCACCTTCGTAAGCACCGTCCCCACAAACAAGGCTGTCAGATTCGACGACTGCAACCACACCTGCTTGCTCGCCTCGCACTCCGCCGGCATTTGGAACCGAGAACCGCGACGGAGGAAACGCACGAAGCCAGCGATCAGGAGGTTAGCTACACCGCTCAACTCGTGCCGAACGATCCGGCTCTTGTGTGACGGGTCTTTTTCCTCGTTGCGCAGGATGTAGTTGGTTTCGATCACGACCGCGCGACGACGCAAGCCCTCCGAAAGATCGGTCGTGGAAGGCCAGTGGTTCGCCAAGATCACCGGGATCGCACGCGCCTTGAACTCGAACGTGCGGGCGAACTTCGGATTCGCCGTCACCAGCTTCGCTTCCGACAGCTTCTTCAACCAGTCGTCGGGAAGGAGCGCACCGGCCTTGTAGTCGTCGTCGAGCAGCATGTTCTTGCCGACGAGCGAATCGCCGAAGTGCGCGCCTGCACCGCTGGCGATCTCCGCGATCGAGCGCGCGAGCACGGTGTCGCGGCCCATCAGGGTCGCCATCACGTCGGCGATGAAGCTCTTGCCGTTGCCGCCCGGCCCCTTGAAGAGCACCCAGGTGGCGGCGTCGCGCGTGGGCTGGGCGATGTAGCCGTAGACCTCGTGGATGAGGCCGGCGACGCCGGCGGGATCGGCGCACTGGCGCGTCACGCGGGCCAGCGCCGCCTCCCACGTCGGAGCCGTCGCGCTCGGGTCGTAGTCGCACTCCAGGCGGAAGGTGAGGTTGTTCTTCGGGTCGTGGCGCTTGAAGGTGGTGTTGCCGTGCTCGTCGAACCACAACTCGCCGTTGCGGAAGTTCATCACGCGCGGCACGTCGAACGACAGCAGGTTCAGCGGGTCGTCGCCGCCCTCTTCCGCCACCAGCAGGCCCAGCGCCTTCGTGACCGTGGAGACGAGCGCGGAGAGGCGGTCGCCGCGGCTCTCGCCGACCTGTGCCGTCAGGAAGGCCACGGCCTCGTCGAACGGGTCGAGGGCGAGCAGCGTGTCCATCACGGCCTTCTCGACCACTTCGTCGTCGGCGCGCGTCCAGCGCCCGCCCCGATAGCTCCACCACATCTTCGAGAACCGCTTGAGGTGCTCCCCGCCGGCGAAGTGCGCGTCGAGCACCTGCTGGGCCAGATCGCGCTCCAGCGAGAGCGTCGTCGGCGCCGCGGCCTTCGCGCCGCTCTTGCCGGCCACCGCGTCGCGCACGACCTTGATCGAGAGCTTGTGTCCGAGCTTCTTGGCCTTCGCGTGCAGCGCGTTGACCAGCGTCTCGCGGTGGTAGTCCTCAACCTCGGCCTCGCGCACCTGGCGGGCCAGATCGCCCATGAGCGCGTCGAGTTCGGTGGCCGCCTCGATCGCCTCGGTGACGCTCTGGAAGGCCGACTTGCGCTCCACGACGGCCAGCGCCGCGCGCTTCTCCTTCGTGGCGTGCAGCAGGAACGCCGCCGTGGTGCCGCGGCCGGTGTACTTGCCGAACGACTTGTAGCGCCGATCGGTCTCGGCGTCGTTGTAGAGCGGCGAACGCTCCGACCACTCGTGCCACAGCAGCAGACCGTCGTTGCTGCCGTCGAAGTGGCTGTGCAGCGCCGCTCCGACCTTCAACCAGAGGTCGTAGTCGCGACCGGGGTTGTCGAGCAGTTCGATCGCCTTGCGCACCTCGTCATCGCTGATGTCGGGCTTCGGGCGTAGGAAGTCGAGATCGTCGTCCGCGCCGGCCTCGCGCGCCTCGGTCTTCGGCGTCCAGCCGCGCTCGCGTGCGAGCCGCTCGAACTCCGCGATGATCTCGCGCGCCTTCTCGACGGTCAGCGTCGGCAGATCGAACACGTCGATCTCGTGGAGCGCCTGACCGCTCACCCACTGGTAGGGCTTGCCCGTATCGGGATGAACACCAAAGGCCACGAATTGCTGCCCGTGGCCGAGGATTTCGACCTGGTGCGTGTCGCCCAACTCGCACTCAAAGCGCGCGGACGCGAGCTTGCGGAAGGACTCGCCGGCGGCGAACACCATGAGGCGCTTCGGCGCGCGGCCAACGCGCACCGGCGCATCGCCGAAGCGCGAGACGATCCACGCCTCCATCTCGCGCGCCACCTCGGCATCGCGGATGTCGAGGTCAACGGCCGGCGTGTCGGCGGTGAGGATGCCGATGCCGCCCTTCGCGGGCCACTCGGCGATGAGTTCCGGCGTGGCCTTGTAGCTGGGCCAGCCGGCGAACAGCGGGCGCTTCTGGCCCGCTTCAATCGGGATGGGACGGTAGCCGCGCTCCAGCAGTTCGAGAGCGCGCTTCTGGCGAGGATTCATGCAGTCTCAGCCGGTGAGAGTGGATGCGGTGACGATCGAGGGGAAGCGCATTTCCAGCCAGTCGGCCTTGACCTTCGGCACGCGGCCGTTCGTCCACCAACGGCGGAAAACTTTGGTCGTGACGCCCATCTCTTTGGCGAGGTAGCGCAGTTCACCGGAGGGGTGAACCTCCAAGGCGCATCGCTTGATCGTGCGCTCGATGTGCGCCGATCGCTGATCGTGGTCTGTCATGGTCAACTGTCTGTTGAGACCCCAAACGGGTGTTGACATGATCTCCGAGCCGTGGTTTCCTTGCAACACCGGCGGCAATGAAGCCGGTCAACGTCAACCCTGACTGAGAACCCCCAATGTCCACCCCCAGCATCTCCATCCGCACCGACGTTCCGCTGCCCGAGCGCAAGCGCGTCCTGCCGCCCGGCCGCAAGGCGGTTTACCCGTTCGACAAGCTCGAAGTCGGCCACTCCTTCCTCGTCGCCTACGACGACCTCGGCAGCGAGGAAGACAACAAGAAGCTGCGCGGGCGCGTGTCGCGCGCCGTGACCAGCGCCAACAAGGCCGCGAAGGACAACAACACCGGCAAGTTCTTCCAGGTGCGCGTCGAAGCCGCCGGCGTCGGCGTGTGGCGCACCCGCTGATCCCTCCCTGACGAGACGGAAACTCCCATGAGCATCGAAAACCAGATCGAGCGGCTGATCGCCGCCATCGAAGCCAACACCGGCGCGCTGATCGCTTTCGCCGGCCCGAAGATCGACGCGACCAACGTGAACGGCCCGGCGACCATCCCCGGCCCGATCCCCGCCGAGCCGGACCCCGGTGCCGGCCAGAAGGCCAGTGGCCGCGGCCGTCGCCCGACGCGCTACTGGAAGCTGGCGGACGGCAGCGCCGTGAAGTCGTCGGCCGAGGACGCCCCGAGCGCCGGCGCCGTCGAGGTCACGAAGGACGAGTACGACCGCCTGAACCACGAGCGTTCCGTGGCGGCCCACAAGGAGCAGACCGCCGCGCAGGCCAGCGAAGACCCGTTCGGTGACGCCCCGGCCGCCACGCAGGCCCCGGCGGTCACGATGGACGACGTGCGCACCGCGGCGCTCGCCTATCGCGACAAGCACGGCCAGGAAGCGGCGAAGGCGATCATCAAGCGCGTCGGCGGCGTCGATGCGCTCAAGGACGCCCCGCAGGCGACGTGGGCCGGTCTGGTCGCGGCGTTCAACGGCCAGGCCGAACCGGAACTCTGATCCGCTCCCCTGCCGGCGGGGCCGCGCGTGCGCGGATAGGCCGGACGAGGTTGGTGGTGGGGTTGGGGATTCCTGGCCGCGCCCTCGTCACGAAAAACCACACCTGAGCTTCGCTTGCACTCCTAACCCGCGCCCGGCGGGGTCGAAGCACCGGGCACCCATTCACTCGATCACACGGTATCCCGATGACTCTTTCGCCCGCGACCCCACCGCTTGTTGTTTCCTCCACTGCGTGCGGTGTCGTTCTGATCGGCGAAGACCGCAAGGCGGCGGAGCGCCTGATCGTCGAGAACCACTACACGCACTGCGTTCCGAGCGGCAAGAGCATCTACGTCCGCTTTGGCTCTGCGGTTGTCGTGTGGAGCATCCCGGCGAACAAGAACATCGCTCGCTTCCTCTTGGGGTTCGACGGAAAGGTTTGGGAGCTTGCACGTCTGTGGGCTCCTGACGGCCACGAGAAGAACTTGCTCACGCAAGCTATCTCTTTTGCGGTGCGCGTCGTTGAAAAGGCCGAGCGCCCTGACGCCCTGGTGAGTTACGCCGACCCGCAGATGGGTCACGGCGGGGGCGTCTACCGTGCTGCGTCTTGGCTTTTTCACGGCCAAAGCGACGAGTCGCGCAATTACGTACACGAGGACGGCCGGCGTGTTGCGCGCCGCGCCTTCCACAGCGGCGGCAAAGCGATGAAGAAAGCAGACATCGAGAAGCTCGGCTGGCGGGAAGTCAAACAGCCCGGAAAGCTGCGGTACGTCAAGCCTCTCTCGAAGCGAGCAAAAGCCGTCTTCAACAACACCGACATCAAAAACAGCTATCGCGTCTTGCCGAAGGTCACGCCTGCGGCGTCGCACGATTATTGGGGTGGCCTCTAATGTCCGGTTCACACGCCCGCTTCTCACCCTCTTCCGCCGAGCGCATCTTCACCTGCCCCGCCAGCTTTCTCCTTTGCGAGAACCTTCCCGACAACGTTTCTTGGGAAGCTGTCGAGGGCACTATCGCGCACGCAATTCACGAGTTTGGATTGCAGCGCGGATTTCCGATCGACAAGTTTGAGGCGATGGAGCCTCCGGCGTTCCTGTCGAACGCCGATCTGTCGCCTGCTGAGTGGGCTGTCATTCCCGCAGACTGGCGCGTGCCGCGCGAGATGCTCGACTACGTGCAGCGTTCTATCGACTTCTGCCGCGAGGTTCCCGGCAAGTTCTACGTCGAGCAGCGCGTCAACATTTCGGCCTATACGCCAATCACCGACCAGTTCGGCACATGCGACTTCGCGTGCATCACGAGCGACGGGTTGCTTCGCATCGTCGATCTCAAGTACGGAAAGGGCGTCAAGGTGTTCGCCGAACAGAACAAGCAGCTTGCGCTTTACGCACTCGGATTCATCGAAGAGTACGACTTTGCCTACTCCTTCGACCGCGTGCAGATTTGCGTCTCGCAGCCGCGCCTCGACCACTTCGACGTGTGGGAGACCACCGCGGACGAGTTGCGCGTGCTCGGCGCCAAGATGCGCGCACGCTTCGAGCTTGCCCTCCAGCCCAACCCGCCGTTCGGCCCGAGCGAGAAGGCGTGCCAGTTCTGCAAGGTCAAGGCGACGTGCCCGGCGCTCTACCGCCGCGCGTTCGAGGCCGCGCAGGGCTGGTTCGACGACCTCACGCAGCCGGCCGAGCAGCCGAGCCTCGAAGGCACTTGGCCTCTCAGCGCGCCCGACGTGCGCTTGATGAAGCCCGAGCACATGACGCTGCTGCTCGACAACGCCAAGATGCTCGAAGACTTCATCAAGGCCGTGCGCGAGCGCGCCGTCCACAAGCTGATGCACGGCGAGACCGTGCCGAGCTACAAGCTCGTGGAGGGCCGCAGCAACCGCGTCGTCGCCGATGTCGCAGGCTACGAGACGCACCTGCGGCAGCATGGCGTCGAGCCGTACCACCCACCCGAACTGATCGGGGTCACTGAGGCCGAGAAGGCTCTCAAAGGCCCCGCGAAGAAGGAACTGTCGGCGTTCCTGACGAAGCCGCGAGGCAAGCCGACACTGGCGCACGAGAGCGACAAGCGTGAGCCGTACACCCTCACCGCCGATGCAATGTTCGACGATGAGTTCGATGGTTTGTAACCCCTACCGAGACTACTCCGATGACTGAGATTGCCCTCCGCGACGTTCGCGTTTCGTACCCCCACCTCTTCGAGCCCTTCGCCTACCAGGGCCAGGGTAAGCCGAAGTATTCCTGCAAGTTCCTGATCCCGAAGACCAACACCGCGCTCGTGAAGCAGGTTGCCGACGCGATGAAGGAACTGGCGGCCAACACCTACAAAGACAAGAAGCTGCCGCCGCCGGACAAGCTGTGTATGCGTGACGGCGACCAGACCGGCCGCGACGAAGACGCCGGCTATTGGGTGCTGTCGGCCTCCGAAGAGGCCCGCCCGGTCGTCGTTGACCAGAAGCGCAACCCGCTGACCGCCGAGGACGAGGTGATCTACCCCGGCTGCGTCGTCAACGCGAAGATTCGCCTCTGGGTGCAGGACAACCAGTACGGCAAGCGCATCAACGCGAACCTGCTCGGCGTCCAGTTCGTGAAGGACGGCGAGCGCCTCGGCTCCGGCCGCGTGCGCCAGTCCGCCGACGAGATGTTCGACTCGGTGGAGTCGTTCGACGACAACGGTGCCGGCGAAGCCGATCCGTTCGCGTAAGCCACTCAACCGCCGGTGGGGTCTCCCGCCGGCGGTTCCTTCCCGCGCTAAGACGATCTGACGATGACCTTCCGCTTTGGCTCTGTGTGTTCTGGGATTGAGGCTGCGAGCGTTGCTTTTGCTCCGCTCGGCTGGCAAGCCGCGTGGCTCGCCGAGATTGAGCCCTTTCCGAGTGCTGTGCTCGCGCACCACTACCCCGATGTCCCGAACCTCGGCGACATGACGACGATTGCCGATCGGATTCGCGCCGGCCTCGTTGAAGCTCCCGACATGCTCTGCGGCGGCACGCCGTGTCAGGCGTTCTCCGTTGCGGGCCAGCGCCGCTCGCTCTCCGATGAGCGCGGCAACCTCTCCCTTGTCTTCTGCGAACTGGCGGACGCGATTGATGACCAACGCTTCTTCGACGGCCTTGAGCCTTGCATCGTCTTCTGGGAGAACGTGCCCGGATGTCTCAACACGAACGACAACGCCTTCGGCTGCATCCTTGGTGAGCTTGCCGGAGAAGATTGTGCGCTTGAACCGCCAGGGGGAAAGTGGGCGGACGCTGGTGCTGTGTTTGGCCCCAAAAGGGCAATCGCATGGAGGGTTCTCGACGCCCAATATTTCGGCGTGGCCCAACGCCGCCGTCGTGTGTTCCTTGTCGCAAGTGCTCGAAAGGGGTTCGATCCCGCAGCGGTTCTTTTTGAGTTCGACGGCGTGCGCCGGGATTCTGCGCCGCGCCGCGAACCGGGGAAAGTCGCTCCCACCATCCCTTCACGCAGCACTGCGGGCGGCGGCCTTGGCACCGACTTCGACCTTGACGGCGGGGTGATCACCATGGCCCACGGCCAAGGCGGGGCCGAGATCGGGTTCGACCGTGGGCCGATGCTGACGTGCAACCACGAAGCGCCGATCTGTGTCCACGGCACCCAAGACCCCTGCACGAGCAGCACAACAGCCTTTGCGCTTGGCCGTAACAATGGCGGGGAGAACGTTGTCTGCGTCACCGGCAAGGACTACGGTGGAGACGCGACTGCCGAACTGTCGCCGACGCTGCGCGCGATGGGCCACGCCGGCAGCCACGCGAACGGCGGTGGGCAGGTGGCTGTGGGCTACGCCATCCAAGCCGGCGCGCTCCGCACGAACCCCGCGAGCGGACCCGATGGCGTCGGTGTGCAGTCCGATCACGCCTACACGCTGGAAGCGCGCGCCGAAGTGCAGGCCGTGGCCCACGTTCAGGTGTGCCCTACGCTCCGCGCCGGCGGAAACAACACGGGCGGCGACCGCCCGCCGGGCACCGATGCGGACACGGCGGATAGCCTTCTGACGGTGCCCGTTAGTGCCACCGGCGACGTGTTCCACACCCTGCGCGCCGAGGGCTTCGACGCCAGCGAGGACGGAACCGGGCGCGGCGCTGGGGTGGCGGTGGCGCAGCCCGTGGCTGAGTATTACAGCCACGACTACTGCCAGGACAGAATCTACTCCTCTGAGGCCGTCGCGCCTGCGCTCAACTGCACGCAGGAGCACAAGTTCCGCGCCGGCATGGCCGTTCGTCGCCTCACCCCGCGCGAGTGCGAGCGGTTGCAGGGCTTCCCTGACGACTACACGGCGATTCCGTGGAAGCGCAAGCCAGCCAGCGAGTGCCCCGATGGCCCGCGCTACAAGGCGCTGGGCAACAGTTGGGCGGTCCCGTGCGTTCGTTGGGTCGGTCGTCGCATCGTCGCCGAATTGCACAAGGACGACGATCTGTGACCCGCCTCCACCTCGACTACGAAACCCGCAGCGCCGTCGATCTCATCGAAGCCGGCCTGCACACCTACGCCCGCGACAAGACCACGCGCGTCCTCATGGCCGCGTGGGCGATCGACGACGAGCCGGTGCAACTCTGGCTGCCGCACGTCTCACCGAAGGCGCCGCCGATGCTGCGCGACGCGATGCGCGACCCGAGCGTCGAGAAGTGGGCCTGGAACGCGCCGTTCGAGCGCGCCATCACGGAGAACACGCTCGGCCTCAAGACTGAGGGCTGGCGCGACACGATGGTGATGGCGCTCTACGCCTCCCTGCCCGGCTCGCTCGCGCTCGCCGGCATGGCGCTTCGCCTGCCGTCCGAAGACCTGAAAGACCCCGAGGGCAAGCGCCTGATCCGCCTGTTCTCGATGCCGCGCAAGCCGACCGAGACGAATCCGGCGCTCTTCAACGATTGGAACAGCCACCCGGAGGACTTCGAGAGCTTCGGGCGCTACTGCATTCGTGACGTGCACACCGAGCGCACGATCTACCACAAGCTCAAGAGCATCGCGCCGCCGGCGAGCGAGTGGAAGCTGTGGGAACTCGACCAGGAGATCAACCAGCAGGGCGTGCCCGTCGATCTCCAGTTCGTCGAAGCGGCGATCGAGATGGCGAACGCCGAGCGCGAGAGCCTGATGCGCAAGCTGCGCGCGATCACCGGACTGGAGAATCCCAAGACGCAGAGCGCGTTCCTCAAGTGGGCGCAGACGCAGGGCTACCCCTACAACGACTTGAAGAAGGCCACCGTCGAGCGAGCGATCCGCGAAGGCAAGGTGCCCGAGACGCTAATCGAGGTCATGCGGATGCGCGGCCTCGTCACGAAGACCAGCACCGCGAAGTTCGACTCGATCATCGAGAAGACGAAAGCGGGCCGCATCTACAACATGCTCCAGTTCTACGGCGCGAGCCGCACTGGCCGGTGGGGCGGTCGCGATCCGCAACCGCAGAACCTTCCTCGGCCGATGGACCAAATCGAGGGCGACGAAGAGCGCGTGACCGAGATGGTCCGCAATCGCGAGGTCGAGGCGATCACCGACGAGTTCGGCGCCGTGATCCCGGTCGTGTCGAGCCTGGTGCGCTCGGCCTTCCGCGCGCCGAGCGGCTACAGGTTCTACATGGCAGATTTGAACGCGATCGAGAACCGAGTGTTGGGCTGGCTGTTCGGCGACGATACGATCCTCGACGTGTTTCGTGAGAAGCGTTGCCCGTACCTCTCGTTTGCCGTCCATATGTACAAGCAGCCCTACGAAGAGTTGCTGCACGAGTACAAGGTCGAGAAGGTCAAGTTCAAGCGACAGAACGCTAAGCCTGCCGTGCTTGGCTGCTTTGCCGCCGAGACCGAAGTCTTGACAAAGAGGGGGTGGGTACAGATTATTGATGTTACAACTTCCGATTGGGTTCACGACGGTCTTTCGTGGGTTCCGCACTCCGGCGTTGTCTTTCAAGGCGAGAAGCCTGTCATCAACCTAGAGGGCGTTCGGTGCACACCGGACCACAAGATTCTGACGGGGCAAAACTGGCGGGAGGCCGGGTCTTTGGTCCGCGACGAGAGTTTGCTCCGGTCGGCACTCGCTTTGGCGAATGGACTGTTGAGGGCGTCGAACGTGTCGCTGCCGGAAAGCGAAAGCAGTATCACTACGTTTGCCGCTGCTCTTGCGGAACGCGCGCTCTCGTCTTTCCTTCAAATCTCGAAAAGCGCAAAACGCAGTCTTGCGTTCCTTGCGCCAACCGCCGCATCCACGACCAACTCGGCAGCATGTCGCGAACCCTCGGTGTGGAGCCCCCTGTGGTTGAGCGCCTCTCAAATCGCTTCTACGCGATTCGCGCACGGTGTGTCGGCGGGTCGCGGCCCGACCCGCGCTACGCCGGACGGGGGATCGAGTGCCGTTTCGATTCTGCCCTCGCTTTCATCCAGCATTGCCTCACGCTGGCGGGCGTTGAAGAGCCGTTACTGGAGGTTGATCGGATCGACAACGACGGGCATTACGCGCCCGGCAACATCCGTTTTGCGACACGACAACAGCAGTGCCGCAACCGTCGCGGAACTCACCAAATCGAGTACGGCGGAAAGCATTACACCGCGGCTGAGTTTCGCGAGTTGTATTGCCCGCGCTATCGAGACGTTGGCACAGTTGCGCGTAAAGCTCGTCTTGGCTTGTCCGCAGAAGAAATCATTGCCGGTCAAGACGCTTGCCGCGGTGCCTACCTACGACATCGTTAACGCAGGCCCGAACAACCGTTTTGTCATCCGCACGAATCGCGGGCCGCTGATCGCCCATAACTGCGGGTACATGCTTTCCGGCGGCGAGGAAGTCGAGAACGAAAGCGGCGATCTCGTGAAGACCGGCCTTTGGGGCTACAGCGAACAGCTTGGCGTCAAGACGACACGCGAAGAAGCCCACGCCGCGGTGCGTATCTTCCGCGAGGCGTACCCGAAGGTTGTGCAGGGCTGGGCCAACTTGAAGCAGGCTGCGTTCGATTGCGTGCGCGACCGCACCACGATCCGCGTCGGCCCCGTCACGTTCAAGGGCGAGGCCGGCATCATGCGCGTGCGTTTGCCGAGCGGCCGCGTGCTGCACTACCTGTACCCGCGCATCGAGGACGTGCGCCGCGAGTTCACGAAGACCCTGGCGGACGGTGCCGTAGTGAAGGAGGTCAAGTACGTCCCGTCGCTCTCCTACGAGGGCGTTGACCAGAAGACGAAGAAGTGGGTTCGCCTCCACACCCACGGTGGCCGCCTAACGGAAAATCTCGTGCAGGCGATCGCACGAGATGTGCTCGCTGTGGGCTTGATGCGCGCAAAGAAGCTCGGCTTCAAGATTATTCTTCACGTTCACGACGAGATTGTGTGCGAGGTGCCGGACAACAGCAAGCTGACGATCGACGACTTGTGCGAAGCGATGGCGTCGCCGATTAGCTGGGCGCAAGACCTCCCTCTGGCGGCCGAAGGCCACGTTTCCCTTATCTACAAGAAGTGATGAAGACGACGATTCTCTTGGGCGACTGCCTCGACTCGATGGGCTACCTGCCCTCCAGCAGCATCCACACATGCATCACCAGCCCACCCTACTTCGGCCTGCGCGACTACGGGCACGACGGGCAGATCGGCCTTGAGCAGACGCCCGACGAGTTCGTCGCCAAGCTGGTCGAGGTGTTCCGCGAGGTGCGCCGCGTGCTGCGCGATGACGGCACGCTGTGGCTGAACCTCGGCGACACCTACGCCGCCAACCGTGGCGGCACCACGCCGCCCGCGCAGACTGTGGCCGGCGGCATCGGCGGCAAGGGTGGGCAGAAGGAGCGGCGCGGACAGGCCGATGGCTACAACCCGACGCGCGACTGCACGCGCTACGGCCTAAAGCATAAGGACTTGATCGGCATCCCGTGGCGCGTCGCCTTCGCGTTGCAGGCGGACGGCTGGTATCTCCGGCAGGACATTATCTGGCACAAGCCGAACCCGATGCCGGAGAGCGTGCGCGACCGCTGCACCAAGGCTCACGAGTACATCTTCCTGCTGTCGAAGTCGGAGCGGTATTACTTCAATGCCGAGGCGATCAAGGAGCCGGCCGCGACGAGCGATCGCGACATTAGGCGTGCGCGCGTTACCGGCCGTGGCGAGCAGGCATCGAGCGCCAACTACCTCGGCAGCCCTCAGCGCGACAAGTCGGGAGGTTTCCCGCAGGCTGACCCGGACAACCCGGTGCGCAACCGCCGCAGCGTCTGGACAGTCGCCACCCGCCCGTTCAAGGGCGCGCACTTCGCCACCTTCCCGCCCGACCTGATCGAGCCGTGCGTGCTGGCTGGCTGTCCGGCTGGCGGCGTCGTGCTCGACCCGTTCGGCGGCGCTGGCACGACGGGGCTGGTGGCGAATCAGCATGGGCGAAACGCTATTCTGTGCGAACTCAACCCCGAGTACGCACGCCTGGCACAGCAGCGTATCGGCCCGCACTCAACCGTTCGCTGAGTTCTCACCCAATGCTCGAAAAGAAGATCGAAGGCAAAGTCGTCGATTACGCCAAGAAGAAGGGCTGCTGGGTTCGCAAGTTCACCTCGCCGGGCACGCGCGCCGTGCCCGACCGCATCTTCGGCTACAACGGCGTCGTCTGGTTCATCGAGTTCAAGTCGGAAGGCAAGGACGCGACGAAGCTCCAGAAGAGCGAGCACGCCGAGATGCGCAAGACCTCCCTTCGTGTGTACGTCGTCGATTCGGTGCGGAAGGGCATCGAGATCATCAACTTCGAGATCGAGCGCGCCAGCCTGTGATGCTTTCCCGCGAGAACCTCCACCACTACCAGGTCGAAGCCTATGACTTCATCAAGTCGAAGCTGCGCTGCGCCGCTTGGTTAGATTTAGGTTTAGGGAAGACTTGCACGGCGCTCACCGCGATCTCCGACCTGATCGACGACTTCGACGTGAAGCGCGTGCTCGTGGTGGCGCCGCTGCGCGTCGCCGGCAAGACGTGGACGGACGAAGCGAAGAAGTGGTCGCACCTACGGCATCTCCGCATCCGCACCGCGATCGGCCCGCAGAAGGTTCGCATCTCAGCGGTGAACGACAAGAACTGCGACATCGTGACGATCAACGTCGAGAACCTCGTGTGGCTGGAGGAATTGCTCGGCCGGCACAGCCCGTTCGACATGATCGTCGTGGACGAGTCGAGCATGTTCAAGGATCGCGCGACCAAGCGGTTCAAGGCTCTCGTGCGACTGGCGCGTGCCGCGCGCCGAATCGTGATGCTCACTGGCACTCCGGCACCGAACAGCTACCAAGATTTGTGGTCGCAGTTCTACATTCTCGACGCCGGCGAGCGCCTTTACCCCGCGAAGAGTCGCTTCATGGAGACGTTCTTCAAGCAGGTCGATCGCGACGGCTACAAGTTCGTGCTCAAGAAGGGAGCGGCCGAAGTGATCCACTCGCGCGTCAAGGACATCACGGTGTCCATGAAGGCGAAGGACTACCTCGAACTCCCCGACCGCATCGACAACATCGTCCGCATCGACCTCGACGACAACACGCGCAGCGTCTACGACGAGATGGAGACTGAGTGCATCGTCGAACTCGAAGGCGCGGAGGTGAAGGCGGTCTCCGCTGCGTCGGTCGCGAACAAGCTCATGCAGATCACCAATGGCCGCGTCTACGGCGAGGGCAAGTCCGTGCTCACGCTGCACGATGCGAAGCTCGACGCGCTGCGCGAGATCATCGCCGAGGCCAACGAGCCGGTGCTGGTCTGGTACACGTTCCAGAGCGACCGCGACGCGATCCTGGCCGCCTTCCCGCAGGCCCGCGCGATCAAGGAGAGCAACGCCGTCATCGACGAGTGGAACCGCGGCGAGGTGCCGATCCTCGTGGCGCACCCGGCCAGCGCCGGCCACGGCCTCAACCTCCAGCACGGCGGCCGCATCATGGTCTGGTACGGCCTGAACTGGTCGCTGGAGCTATACCAGCAGGCGTGCGCGCGACTGCACCGCCAAGGTCAGACGAAGCCGGTGCTCGTCTACCACATTATCGCGTCCGACACGATCGACGAGACTGTGATGGCCGTACTGCAACGCAAGGATGCAGGACAAGAGGCCCTGCTGGCGGCTCTCAAGGCCCGTCTGTTGACAGCAACCGTCGCGGACTGAATCTTAGGCCCGCCGGTGCAATGCCGGCGTCCGCCTCGTCAGGGTGGTGCCCGCCCGGCTCATCGGGCGGGCTTTTTTATCTCAAGCTGGTGGCCTATAAAGGCCACATGGACAATCCCATCCGCCAACTTGAGAGCTTTCTGCTCCGCAACGGCCGCGAGTGTGCCTTGATCTTGGGCCTCGGGTACACCTCCTACGCCGCCATGAAGGCCGACAAGCGGCCGATCCCGCGCTACGTGGAGAACCACGTCCGCACGCTGCTGGCGCTCGACGCCGAGCACATCAATCGCATCGTGCGGGAGCGTCTGCGTGGCTGCTGACCCGATCGAGACGACCGAAGACATCGGCTACCGCCGGGCCTACGACTGGCTGATGAAGGGCCTGCCGGTCAGCACGATCGCCCGGCTGTTCCGCATGGAGGTCGATACGGTTCGCCGGAAGATTCGCGATCTCAAGCCGGTCGGCGAGCGCAACGGCTACCCGCTCTACAACGTCGCAGAGGCCGCCGAGTTCCTCGTGCAGCCGAAGGTCGATCTTGAGGCGTACCTCAAGAAGCTGCGCCCACAAGACATGCCGCAGGGCATCCAGAAGCAGTTTTGGGATGCGCAGAACGGCCGCCTCAAATTCATGGCCGACGCCGGCCACCTCTGGCGCACCGACCGCGTGCAGCACGTCGTCGCCGACGCCTTCAAGGTGATCCGCCAGCGCGTGCTGCTGTTCGCCGACACGGTGGACCGGCAGACGGGTCTTGAAGAGGCCCAGCGCGCCATCGTGCAGAACATGGCGGACGGCCTGCTGAACGACTTGCACGACGCCATCATCGAGCACTTCAAGAACCTGCCGCCCGACATGGAGCGCGACGAAATCTACGAGAAGGGGCCGCCCGGCGCGACGCTCAACAAGAGCACCGACGGAGACGAGTGGGGTGGCCTGTGACGGAACGCCTGTACGCCGGCCTCGGCGAGATGATCTCGGAACTGGCGGAAGTGCTGCGCCCGCCGGAGCGCCTCTCGGTGAGCGGCGCCGCCGAGAAGTACCGCTACGTGAACAACCCCGGCTCCTACGTCGGCCCGTGGCGCAACGACACGACGCCCTACATGGTCGAGCCGGCCGACACGATGACCGAGCGCAAGTTCAACTCGGTGATCTTCGTCGGCCCTGCGCAGTGCGGCAAGACGGACGGACTGATCGTGAACCCGATTGTCTACTCGGTTGTGTGCGACCCGATGGACATGCTGGTTTACCAGACCTCTCAGACGATGGCGCGCGACTTCTCGCGTCGCCGAATCGACCGCCTGCACCGCCACTCGCAGGAGGTCGGCAAGCGCCTGATGTCCGGCGGCGACAGCGACAACACGTTCGACAAGTTCTACCTGAGCGGAATGATCCTGACGCTCTCGTGGCCGACGATCAACGAACTCTCGGGCCGCCCGGTGGGCCGCGTCATCCTCACCGACTACGACCGTATGCCGCTCGACGTGGACGGCGAGGGCTCGCCGTTCGACCTCGCGCGCAAGCGCACCACGACCTTCGGCAGCGCCGCCTGCACGATCGCCGAGTCGTCGCCGGGCCACACCGTCGAAGACCCGCGCTGGCTGCGCCGCACGCCGCACGAGGCCCCGCCGTGCGCCGGCATCCTCGCGCTCTACAACCGCGGCGACCGCCGCCGCTGGTACTGGAAGTGCCCGCACTGTGGCGAGTGGTTCGAGCCGAGCTTCAACCTGCTCAAGTGGGTCGAGAGCACCGACATCATGGAGAGCGCCGAGAGCGCGAAGATGATGTGCCCGCACTGCGCGTCGCTCATCGAGCCGGGCCAGAAGCACGCGCTGAACCGCGCCGGCCGCTGGGTGCGCGACGGCCAGCGGCTCACGCGCGACGACGTGCTCGAAGGAACCGCGGTGCGCTCCGACATCGCGAGCTTCTGGATGAAGGGGCCGGCGGCCACGTTCGCGAAGTGGTCGGACCTCGTGAGCCGCTACCTGCTGGCGGAGCAGGAGTTCCAGCGCACCGGCTCGCAGGAGGCGCTCAAGTCCACGGTCAACACCGACCAGGGCGAGCCGTACTTCCCGCGCGGCCTCGACTCGCTGCGCGTGCCCGACGAGTTGAAGCAGCGCGCGTCCGAACTGCCCGAGCGCATGGTGCCGCGCTGGGTGCGCTTCCTCGTCGCGACCGCCGACGTGCAGAAGAACCAGTGGGTCGTGCAGGTGTTCGGCGTCGGCCCCGGCATCGCCGGCGAGGCGTTCAAGGCGTGCGTCATCGACCGCTTCGAGATCAGGAAGTCGAAGCGCAAGGACGAGGACGGCGACACGCTGTGGGTGAAGCCCGGCGCGTTCCTCGAAGATTGGGACCTGGTGAAGCAGGAGGTCATCGACCGCCGCTACCCCGCCGAGGACGGCAGCGGCGAGTTCGGGATCGCGTTCACCGGCTGCGACTCCGGCGGCCGCGACGGCGTGACCGCCAACGCCTACGACTTCTTCCGCAAGCTGCGGCGCGATGGCGCCGGCGAGCACGCGCGCTTCTTCCTCATCAAAGGCGAGGCCAGCCCGAACGCCCCGCGCACGCGCGTCAGCTTCCCCGACGCGCAGAAGAAGGACCGCAGCGCCGCGGCGCGCGGCGACGTGCCGGTGCTGCTGCTGCAAGTGAACTTCCTCAAGGACGACCTCGCCGGCGCGATCGAGCGCGCGGTGACGGATGGCGGCTCGCTGGAATGGCCGACTTGGCTGCCCGACAACTGGTACGAAGAAATGTGCGCCGAAAGGCGTACTGACAAGGGGTGGGAGAACCCGCGAAAGGCCCGCAACGAAGCGTGGGACTTGGCGACGTATCTGTTTGGCATCCTGCGGCACAAGAAGGTGGATCGCATCAATTGGGAGTCGCCGCCTTCGTTCGCCGAAGAAGCAGAGAAGAACCCGCACTTCTTCCCGGCCGGCAAGCCGGTTGCTGAGAAGGCGCGCGGCTCCTATAACTCGCTCGCCGACCTCGCATCGAAGCTCGCATGACTCTCGCCGAACAACTCCGCGCCGCGAAGCAGGCGTACCACGACCTGATGACGGGCAAGTCCACGCGCGTCGTCGTGGACAGCGACGGCTCTCGCGTCGAGTACGGGCCGGCGAACGTTGATCGCCTGCGCGCCTACGTGGCGGAACTCGAAGCCCAGGTGGCGAGCGGTGCGACGACCTCGCGCCGCCGCCCCATCATCCCGATGTTCTGAGCCATCCAGATGCCGACCATCACGATCCGCGACGAGAAGGGGCGCACGCTGGGGCCGCAGGCCAACGGCGGTGCCTACGAGGGCGCGTCGCGCCGCGGGCAAGAGCTTGCCGCGTGGAACCCGCCGATCCTCTCGGCCGACGCGGAGATCACGCGCGAGAAGCTCCAGATGGACGCTCGCGGCCGCGACATGACGCGGAACGACGGCTTCGTCGTCGGCGCGCTGAACATCCGGCGCGACAGCATCGTCGGCGACCAGTTCGTGCTGAACGCGCAGCCCGACTACGAGGCGCTCGGCGCCGACGAGGCGTGGGCCGAAGAGTACCAGCGCGTCGTCGAGTCGAAGTTCGACCTCTGGTGGGACAGCGACGAGTGCTGGCCGGACGCCGCGCGCATGTCCACCGGCACCGGCCTCGTGCGCCTCGCGCTGGCGCAGCACTTCATGCACGGCGAGGTGCTCGCCACCGCGGAGTGGCTGCGCTCGGCGGCGCAGCGCCGGCCCTACTCGACCGCGATCCAGATGATCGACCCGGATCGCCTGTCGAACCCGCAGGGCATGGCGGACACGCGCTTCCTGCGCGGCGGCGTCGAACTCGACCAGTTCGGTGCGCCGATCGCGTACCACTTCCGCATGGCGCACCCCTACGAGCAGTTCCTCGACGCCACCGCGCCCAGCTTCACTTGGAAGCGCGTGCTGGCGCGGAAGAATTGGGGCCGCCGTCAGGTCATCCACGTCTTCGAGCGCGACCGCGCCGCGCAGACGCGCGCCGTTTCGCACATGGTCTCCGTGCTCAAGCAGATGCGGATGACCAAGAAGTTCCAAGAGATCGTGCTCCAGAGCGCGGTGGTCAACGCCACCTACGCCGCAGCGATCGAGTCGGAACTGCCGCCGGAGGTGATCGCCGAGGCGCTGGGGGCCGGTGCCCCGGACGACAACGGCCTGTCGCGCTACCTCGGCCAGATCGCCGAGTACACCGGCGGCTCGAAGGCGCTGCACATCGACGGCATCAAGATTCCGCACCTGTTCCCCGGCACGAAGCTGAACTTCAAGCAGCCGGACGCACCGGGCAACAGCTACGCCGCCTACGAGCAGAGCCTTCTGCGCCACATCGCGTCGGCGCTGGGCCTGAGCTACGAGCAGTTCTCGCGCGACTACACCAACACCAACTACTCCAGTGCCCGCGCGTCGATGGTCGAGACGTGGAAGGGGATGCAGGCGATCAAGAAGATGATCGCCGACCGCTTCGCGAACGCCATCTACGCGCTGTGGCTGGAGGAAGCGATCAACTACGGCGAAATCCCGCTGCCCGGCGGCGCCGGCCCCGAGTTCTTCTACGAGGGGCTGAACCGCGAGGCGCTGACGAAGTGCGTCTGGATCGGTGCGAGCCGCGGCCAGATCGACGAGTTCAAGGAGACCCAGGCTGCGGAACTCCGCATCAAGTCGGGCCTCTCCACCTACGAGGCCGAGATCGCGCGCATCGGCGGCGACTGGCGTCGTGTGCTCCGTCAGCAGGCCCGCGAGAAGAAGATGCGCGAGGAACTCGGCTTGCAGCCGACCGCCGAGGAACTGGCGGCGCAGCAGGCCGGCGCCGCCGGGCCGCAGAACAACAACGAGGACGACGCATGAACCCTGCCCTTGGCCTGCTGGGCCGCATCGCCGCCGAGCCGATGCTCGTTGCTCCGAGCTTCACCGCGCTCGGCGAGACGGTGCGCCACATGCTCGACACGCCGTTCAACGCCGGCGTGTCGGCGCTCGACGACCACACCGAGGACTTCCTGACGGCGTTCTGCGCGTCGTTCGGCGACTCGCGCACCGAGCGCAAACCCTACGCCCAGGTCGGCGACACGGCGATCGTCCCGGTCCACGGCACGCTCATCAACCGCTTCAACTCGTCGTGGGGCTTCGTCACCGGCTACCAGTACATCGAGGGCGCACTGGCGGCCGCGATGGACGACAGCACCGTGGCGCGCGTCGTGATGGACGTGGACAGCTACGGCGGTGAGGCCGCCGGCGCGTTCGAGTTGAGCGACACGATCCACCAGATGCGCGGCCAGAAGCCGATGATGGCGCTGGTGAACACCGCCGCCTACTCCGCCGCCTACGCCGTGGTCTCGGCCGCCGACACGATCGTTTCGACGCCCTCCGGCGGCGCCGGCAGCATCGGCGTCGTCACGATGCACGTCGATTACTCGAAGGCGTTGAAGGAGGCCGGAATCACGGTCACGCACATCTACGCCGGGAAGCACAAGGTCGATGGGTCGCCCTACCGCCCGTTGACAGAAGAAGTGCGGGACTCTATTCAGGCCCGCATCGACAAGACCTACGGCGTGTTCGTCCAGCGCGTCGCCGCGAACCGGGGTCTGACCGAGAAGGCGGTACGCGACACCGAAGCTCGCACCTACGACGCCGAGGACGCGATGAAGTTGGGCCTGATCGACGCCGTGGCCCCGCCGAAAGAGGCGTTTGCGGCGTTCTCCACCGGGTCGTATGGCCCCCGCAAGAAGGACAAGATGAGCATGAGCACCGAGACCGAGACGCCGGCCACCAACGCCGACGCCGCCGCTCCGGCCGCTGCTGCCCCGGCCGCCGCGCCGGAAGCCGCCGCGCCGGCCACCGAGAACAAGACCGACGCCGTGGTCGCCGAGCGCGAGCGCGTCAAGGCGATCCTCTCGTGCGACGAGGCCAAGGATCGCGCCGACCTCGCCAACCACCTGGCGTTGAACACCGACCTGTCGGTGGAGGCCGCGAAGGGCATCCTCGCCGCCGCGCCGAAGGTCGAAGCCAAGCCCGCTGCCGGCGGCGCCGCGTTCGCGGCTGCGATGGCCGGCGGCAACCCGAACGTCGGGCCGGACGCTGGCGAGGCGTCCGCTGACACGCCGGAGGATGTGGTCGCCCGCATCGGCCGGAACCACGCCCTCGCCACCGGCCGCAAGCTGGACACCAAGTAACACCCCCTCAACCAGAGAGATACAGCCATGACCACTCTCGCTTCGTCCAACCTCGCCGCCGGTACGTTCACGCCCGACCAGCGTTACGCCGGCGACGGTGACCTCATCTCCAACAACTTCACCCTGGCCGCCGGCCAGAACCTCACCGACCTCGCGGTCTGCGGCCGCATCACCGCGACGGGCCTGCTGACGCTCTGCAACCCCGGTGCGGCGGACGGCTCGCAGGTGCCGGTCGCGATCCTCGTGGAAGCGACCAACGCCGTCGCCAACACCGACACCGCGTTCTACGTCGCCGGCGAGTTCAACATCGACCAGTTGACGTGGCATCCGGGCTTCAACACCGACGCCCTGCGTCTCGGCGCGTTCGGCGTCAACGGCTCGATCATCATGCGCAAGCCGGGCTACTCCGGCTGATCCACTGACCATCACGACCCCGGAGTAGTCACATGACCATCCAGCTTTACGATACCCACACCCTCGCTGGTGTGATCCGCACGATCAAGCCGGTCAATACGTTCTGGCTCGACCTGTGCTTCCCCCGCGCCCAGACCTTCGACAGCGAGTTCATCGACTTCGACGTGCTGGATCGTGGCCGCCGCCTCGCGCCCTTCGTCGCCCCGACCGTGGGTGGCAAGGTCATGCGTCAGCAGGGCTACACCACCAAGCGGTTCACGCCGGCCTACATCAAGCCGAAGTTCGTCGTCGATCCGCGCCGCACCATCAAGCGCCTCGCCGGCGAGCCGTATGCCGGCACGCTGTCGCCGCAGGCCCGCCGCGACGCCATCGTCCGTGAACTGCTCCAGGAAGGCACGGACATGATTACGCGCCGCATGGAGTGGATGGCCGCCAACGCCATCATCAACGGCACGATCGTCGTCTCCAGCCCGGACTACCCGGCGGTGACGGTGGACTTCGGCCGCGCGGCGAACCAGACCATCACGCTCACCGGCGCGAACCAGTGGGGTCAGGCCGGCGTCAACCCGATCACGCTGCTGGAGCAGTGGGCCGAGCGCGTGGCCGAGTCGTCGGGCTTCCTGCCGACCGAGGTCGTGATGGGTGGCGAGGCGTGGCGCACCTTCGCGGCTGACGCCAACGTGCGTGCGGCACTGAACCAGGACTCCCGCGGCGGCACCGCCTCGCTGAACGTCTACGAGCCGACCCCGCTGGCGCCGGCGAACCCGTGGGCGATGCGCGGCACCATCGGCCCGTTCCGCATCTGGACGTACAACGACCTGTTCGACAACGATGCCGGCGTCCCGCAGCCGCTTCTGGACTCGAAGACCGTCGTGATGGTCTCGCCGGGTGGCGTGGAGGGCACGCGCGCCTACGGTGCGATCCTCGACCCGCACAACAACTACGCGGCCACCGAGGTCTTCGCGCGCAACTGGATCGAGAACGACCCGGCGGCCGAGTTCCTGATGATGCAGTCGGCCCCGCTGACGGTCGTCGCTCGCCCGAACGCCTCGCTCTCGGCCCGCGTGCTGGTGTAACCCGAACAGCCCGGCGGTTCGCCGCCGGGCCTTCCCTAGCAGAAGGAACCACCCATGTCCGTCAAGCAGAAGAAGGTCAAGGTGCTCAAGGGCGTCCTCGTGGTCGGCCTCGACACCGTGGAGACCAACGCCGAGTGCGTCATCGCCGCCGACGAGGCTGCGGCTCTGGCTGCCGCCGAGATCGTCGAGATCGTCGGCGATGTCGAGCCGGCGAAGGCCGAGAAGGCTGACAAGAAGGGTGCCAAGGACGAACTGTGACGCCTTGGCAGCGCCAGAAGGAAGAAGCGCAACTGGCGGTTCACCGCCAGTTCGCTTTGCCCGCGACCTACACCGCTCCCGGTGTCGGCGCTTCGCCTGTGGTGGTGTACGTGCGCCACCACACGCGAATCGCTACGTTCGGCGATCTCGACCGTGAAGGCTTTGCTCAGACCGTGGACGACGTGAACCAGATCATCTTCGACACCTGCGAAGTCGCGCCCGAGAAGCGCGGCGTCGTCGTGTTCGACGATGGCCGTCGCTACAAGATCGACCTCGTGCAACCCACCACCGGCCGCTTCGCTCGCTGCGACGTGGCGGCAGTGCGGAGCGCCTGATGGCTCGCGCGATCGTCGAGGTCACGCTGGACAACCTCTCCGTCGTGGCCGAGAGCTTCCGCCGCGCGCCCGAGAAGACGATCGAGGCCGCGCGCCGCGGCGTGAACCGCGCCGGTGAAGTCGCGCGCACCCGCGGGTCGAGCGTCATGCGCCGCCAGGTGGCGCTGACGAAGGAGTACGTGGACACGCGGCTCAAGCTCATCGGCCGCGCGACGCCGCAAGACCTCTCCGTGACCGTGCGCGGCTCCGACCGGCCGACCTCGCTGGCGCGCTTCGCGACGAACCGCGGCGATGTCACGAGGAAGGGCGAGAAGAGCAAGCCCGCGAAGGTGCGTGTCAAGGCCGGCGCTGCGCCCAAGACGGTGAACCGCAGCTTCCTCGTGAACCTCCGCCGCGGCCGTGCCGAGACCGGCAACATCGGTCTCGCGATCCGCCTGCCGAAGACCGGCGTTCGCGGCCGCCGGCTCGGCACGTCGGGCCTCGTGCCGTTCGGCAAGCCGAACAAGAAGACCCAGGCGTTCCTCGTGTACGGCCCGAGCATCGACCAGATTTTCGACAAGACCCGCGACGAAATCCGGCCCGAGGTGGCGCGCACGCTGGAGCGCGAGACCTTGCGCCAACTGGGTGTCCTTGGAGTGTTCCGTGGCTGACTCGAAGCGCCTGCACGTCCTCAAGCGCCTGACGACCTTCCTCGAAGGCATCACGGTCGCCAACGGCTACGACCACGACCTCGCCGGCCGCGTGTCGCGCGGCCTGTCGTTCGTCTCCGCGGAGACGCCGCTGCCGTGGGTCAACATCGTCGAGAACCTCAACCCGGATCGGAACCCGCTCGAAACCAACGAGGGGCTGATCCAGCGCGACGACTGGATTCTGCTCGTGCAGGGCTGGGTCGAGACCGACGAGGACGACCTCTACCCCGCCGACAAAGCGCACGCGCTCATGGCGGATGTGAAACGCCGCTTGTCGCGTATTATCGACCCCGGCGACCCGACGAGTCGCAACCCGGACTATCTGCTCGGGGGAGAGATCGAGGGTTTCCTCTGCGAGCCGGGCGTCGTCCGGCCCCCGGATGAAATCTCAAGTACCGCCTACTTCTACCTGCGCGTGGTGGTGGAGTTGGTGGAGCATCTGGACGACCCGAGTCGGCTGGATTAAACAACGCGCGGTTTCTTCCTCAACCACAGGTGTACGACAATGGCGCAGAAACAGTACGTCCTCGGGCGCGGCGAACTCTACTTCGACCGGATGCATCCGAACACCCGCACTCGCACCGGCGAGCGTTTCATCGGCAACGTGACGGCGTTCAACGTCGCCATCGAGTCGGAGACGCTGGATCACTTCGACAGCACGCAGGGCATCCGGCAGAAGGATGACTCGGTGCTGCTCCAGATCAACCGCACCGGCGCGATCACGACGGACAACATCAACTCCGACAACCTCTCGCTGTTCATCCAGGGTTCCGTGGCGACCGTCACGCAGACCTCGACGCCGGTGGTGGACTTCCCCATCAACGGCATCGTGCGTGACCGCTGGTATCAGCTTGGTCAGACGCCCGCCAACCCGACCGGCGTGCGCAACGTCTCGGCGGTCACGGTGACCGGCCCCGGCAACACCCCGGTGTACACGCTGAACACCGACTACACCGTAGACGCCGCGCTGGGTCGCATCTACATCCCGGCCACCTCGACCATTCCGGTCGGCGCGAACATCCTCGTGGACTACACCCCGGCCGCCAACACCCGTGACCGCATCTCGTCGGCCTCGCTGGGTTCGATCGACGGCGCCCTGCGCTTCGTCGCCCGTAACCCGAAGGGTCCGGTGCGCGACGTGTACATCCCGTACTGCTCGCTCACCCCGTCCGGCGAACTGAACTTCATCGGCGAAGAGTGGCTGACGATGGCGTTCAACCTGGAAATCCAGAAGCTCGACGACACCACCGAGGCCATCTTCATCGACGGCCGCCCGGCGTAACCCGCTGGGGTGAGTAACCCCAGCACCGATGCCCCGCCAGTGAATCGGCGGGGCATCTCTTCCACTCCCTGACGAGAGTACGACATGGCCCTTGCCGACATCATCATTCCGCGCCGGGAAATCCCGGTGTTCGACACCTC